AGTCATATTCGTTCCTCAGTGGAACCAAGGCGCCCTGTCGCGTCCTAGCCCCAGCAAGGATGCAACTGGCCTTGATTGCAGACCAGATGCCATCTTGCTTACAGCCAACCACGAAGTTATTGATGGCTTGGCGGGTGGCTGCTTCAAGTGCTTGGCCATCAGCAGCTTCGACCGCTTGGATGTAGTTACCAGCATCCTCGTCGTAGGTGAAGACCTTGCTGATGACGAGGCTCATACAACACCTCCATCAGCCACAGAAGTGTCGTTGTCTACTGGCTCGGGTTCAACCCAGCCAAACGGTTTGCCATCCGCCTGAAACTGCGGATCAACAGGGCCGACGTAATAAGGGCCGACCTTGTACAGCTCAGCACGTTGGCGAATAGTCTCCACCACGCTGGTGGTGAAATACTCTTCGGGTGTAGTGGCAGTTGTACTGCCTTGAACAAGACTGAACTCGGCTGCCAGGGCAGGTAGTAGCTCCTCGGGAATGGAGATGGTGAAATCCATGGGTAGGTACCTCAGGCTTTGATGACGGCGAATCCAATCACGATGGCTTCACTTAGAGAGCCAGCCGTGATGTTTCTTACGTTGATGCTTGCTGAACCAGCAGCGGCTTGTGCGTTCAACGTGTATGCGCCTGCTGTACCTCCAGAGACATGATTCAAGATCAGCAAATCTGTAGCGGCAATGCTGCTGCTGGTAAGCGTAAAACTAACTGTGGTGTCTGCATTTAATGCCGCACCGTTCATAGTGATGGCACCGCACGGAGCGTTCAGTGTGACGCCAGTGCTTTTGTTAGTGGCTTGCGTAATAGTGCCACGACCAGTGCCGTAGCCAAAGGTGCCAGTAGTTGTGCTGTAATGAAGGTTGCCACCAGCCAACGCTCCAGCTTGATTACTCAGTACCTGCCCACTAGACCCCGCCACTAATGCGACGGTCCCAGTTGCGTTAGGCAACGAGATCGTGTTGTTCTGGGTGGGCGTGATCGTCTGAAGGGTGGTAGTCCAGCTGCCACCATCATCTAAGTTGATGTCACCTTTGACGACCGCAGTGCCTGGATCGGCGTTATCAACGCCAACTGTCAGCGTATTGGTTGTCTTATTGAACGTCAGACCAGTGTCGCCGCCAAGTGAGCCGTTGTCGTTGAACTGGATCTGAGTGTCAGAGCCGCCAGGAGCGCTGATTCCGCCACCGCCTCCGCCACCGCCAGCTAAAACCGTTGGAGTAAGGACTTCCATGATTCCTCAAATAGTGCCAAGAACAGCAGCAACTGATGGCGTGCCGCCAGAAATACTCACAAGACGAAGCCTTACAAACTGCACCGGAGCAAACAACACATATCCGTAGGTGCCGTTTGCAGTCAGCGTAAAATCTACTTCGTTTTCAGAAAGATTGAAGTAAGACGTACCATCAAGGCTGCCTTCAATCCTGATCACTACATTGGTGCCAATATCACTTACCGTGACCTGAAAGCTTAAATACGCCCCAGTGGTCTTTTGCGCTGCAGTAACGCCAGTCGCCGTCAGCGTCTCCAAGGACGTAACGTCAAATGAACTGTCGTATCCAAATGGCATGGCTTGTTTTCATCATGCCTACATCTTAGCCGGCTTCTAATGCAGCAACACGAGCTTCAAGTAATGTCAGCCGGTCGCTGGGCTGCCATCGCCCTGCAGCACTATTCCATTCCAAAATATCGTTATCAGATTTAGCGCCATTTGCTTCAACATCATGCAAATCTTGCAACCGACTGCCTGTCGCCCATCGTACGAATATCGTGCCGTTATTTTTGCTACTAATAACTGCAGCAACAGCAAGCTTCAAGTTTGGCGCCGTGGGCTCTGTTGCAGTGAACCCGCCCGGCACTGCAGGGTTACACCATAAAATGGCGCCTTCTGCATATGCACTGGTGTTAATGTTTTTGATCTTGCCGAACACTGACACGTAACCATCGCCGCTTCCGGCAATAACTTCTGCGGTCACACCGAAGAACACATAACCCGGCTGTGTGCCATTAGCAACCATCGGCGCAACCTTTAGCCTACCGCTTGCGCCTAATGTGCCGGCAAACATCACCGCTGTACCTTTTGGGATCGCTACGGTGTTGCTTGCATTGCGGCATAGCACTACAGTTTCTTCGCCGAGATAGTTGCTGATGGTTCCTTTGCCGAGTGCAGCAGTACCTTCGTCAACATTCCACGCCATCTGGCCAGCTACAGGCGTGATGCCGGCGGCAAGGTCAAATTGAACCGCCTCAAAATCAGGCCTCTGACCTAACTCGGTGTATGGCAGGCTTGTCCATGCCGTCGCGCCATCGCCGATCTTACCTCGCAGGCTGCTGGCATCCGACTCAATGCCAAGCTCGCCGGCGCGCAGCACAGTGTTAGCAGTCGCCCAGTTGGCGCCGGTGTCGTAGCGATGCCGGACGTACTGACGTAGTGTGCTCATGCTTCGCCTCCGCTGATCTCTGGGGTATTAACGAAGGTGCTGCCATCATTGATCAACAGATCACCTTGCTGCGGATTGGCGAGTGTTACATCCGCCAAATCCTGCAGGCCAAACTCACGCGGGCTGCCGCCAGGAGCCGAGGCAGGTGGCGCAATCTTCATCAAGCTGATCTCTGCAATGCGGCCATCATCCACCAACATTACATTTCGCACTGTATAGTTCACGCCGTTTACGGTTAGGCCATCGCCATACAGCAGTCCGCCGAAATCACTGGACTTTACTGTCAGCTTGTAATCAGTCGTCAGTACAGTGCCATCAGCGATAATCTCCGATGGCATATCAATCAGCCCTGTGCCGCTAATGACTCCATTTGTCACGGGCACAGCATCAAAGCTGAAGAATGCGTCTAAATCGTCAGTGATGGTCATATCGTCAGTTTAAAGCCGGCTCCTAGATGGCGTAGATACACCAAAGGCCCCGAAGGGCCTCGGCTATTGCGGCCGTCCGGGCGGATCCCATTCAGCTGCGTATTGTCAGAGAAGGGCGTCCCCTTCTCATGCCCACCTTGCGGCAGGACTTAGCCCGATGCCTCAAATGAGGCAGAGCGGTGGTCACTGCATCTTAATCGGCGATCAGAGTGATCTGATTCCGGCCTAGCCTGATCTCAAACTCATCGCCCGGCTTGGCGCCTATCTGACTGAGGTACGCCTCGCCAACTTGCAGCGCACCATTAAATTGCACCTTTGCGCGATAGGGCAGCTTACGGCCAGGCTTCTTATTGCCGACCAACTCCACGCCTTTGGCTTGCAGCAGCGCTTCATAGAACGCCGTGAAGTTCAGGCGTTCAGTGCCGTCCTTGTTGGCGGTGATAAAACCACACGCTCGCACAATGTCGGACTTGCTTGCAGGGCCAAGTTCCTTCACCTTGGCGAGCAGTTCACTGCCGGTAAGCATTGGGTAGGGTAAATAGATTGCGGATTGAGTATAGGTGTCACCTCGCATAAAAAAACCTGGGTCGCCACCACGACCCAGGAAACGAACCTCACCACGCATAGCTTAGCCGTACTTCTTGGCACCTACGCCGTTGATTGAATAGGTGTGAGTGGATGTCGAGGTGGTCGATACAGCCTTGACCCAGCGCTTAGCGGCACCCTTGGGGAACACCAGATACTGCTTAGAAGCAGAGGTGCTCACCTGAGCGAAAGCCACAGCAGCAGAAGCCTGCTCAGTGCCACCGAGATTAAACACGGTAGTCACATCGGTGTAGCTACCGCCAGAGGTGTCGCTGGACTGGATTTTTACATCCAGAGTCGAAGTGCCACCGGCTTCAACATCAAGGATGATCACGAGGTCACCCTCGTAATCGTTCATATCAACAGCAGTGCCGTTCAGATTGGCAGTGCGGGAGGCGGTAGGAGCCAGAGCAAAATGCTGAAGCTTCTCCAGACCGGTAGAAAGAATTGCCATGATCAGTCCTTAGTAGGGAATTCAGAAGTCACAGTCTTAGCCCTCCTGACCGGCTTTGCCGGGGAAGGCTTCGGCTCTTCCGTCACCTCGACAGGCGCGGGGCTCTCAACGGCAGGTGCCACAACAGCCTTACCGCTACCAACCAAAAGATTGCCATCAGCTTCACTGACCTCGATAAAGGAGCCGGCCTCAACCGACTCCCCCGAGATCATGACTTGACGCAGGATCTCGATCCTCATGATTAGGTGCCGTAGCAGAAGGCAGTAGGCTGCTTAACCGCAATGTCAACATCCTGCAGTGCAATCACGCGGACGGTGCCAGCAGTAGCTCCAGCGTAAGGATCAACAGTCAGATCCAGGCCAGACCACATACCCATGATCATCATCGAGAAGTCACCGAACAGCGCATCGTTGTTGAGCAGCTGATTGGACACGATCACCGGATAGCCGTTGATCTCGTTGTCCTCGAACACGAACATGCCAGTATTGACGGCCTTTTCGGTTGACTTCAATCCACCGCGAGCGGTGGCATTGATGATGTACCGCAGGCTGCCGGCGTCAGCATTGGCCGCCGCCACATCGGTTTCCATGCCGATGTATTCAGCAAAGGTGCCGGTGCCAGTGATGGTCTGGCTGCCAATACCAGTCGTATTGATCAGACCCAGAGGTTGGTTGCTAGAGCCAGTGCCGTACATACCAGCGCGGTCAAGCTCAAGAGCAATCACGCGAGCCAGGTCGTTGCGGATCATGCCTTCCACGTCGATGGAAGACTGCAGCAGCAGACGACGGCTGTAATCCACATAGGCACCCACGGTCTTGGGTGTCATGTTCACCTGATCGATGGCCTGCTGGCTTTCGGTCGGCGAAGAATTTTCACCTACCCAGTATGCAGTTGCAGCGCTGGTCTGGCGAGGGATGCTGATATTGCCCTGCAGGCCGGTCAGCATGGTCACGCCAGCCTGAGCCAAGGCCAGGCGGTTGCGCAGCAGGTCGATAAAGCTACCGGACAGCAGCTCATCGGCCACCAAATTGCCACCAGCAGCGGGGGTGCCCACCACAAGATCACGACGCAGCACCTCGTTCGGGATCACGATGCCGTTAGAAGCACGCTCATATTTCTGAGCAGCAGCCTTGCCGACTTCGATCTCAAACTCAGCCGCGCGACGAGCGGAAGCGTCGCTTGGGTTGGCGAGATAGTTCAGTGCGCGAGCGAAGCTGAACGAACGGGTCTCCTTGTCGGAGAGGCCAACATCGTTGGAAGTGATGTCAGCAGTCTTGATCTGTTCCATAGGTTTGGCAGAAATTTGCTCAAGAACCGCCGCGCGAGCTTCATCGATTGAACGGCCGGATTCAATCAGCTGGCGACCGATATCGGCCATGTTGTGCTTATCGCACAGTGCATTGATGCCGGCAATGCGAGAGCGCTCAGCCTCAGCGGCTTCGGCCCGCACCACCGCCAGATCAGGGGTAGCGTTTTCCATTTCAGAAATGGGATCGTGGTTTGGTGCTGCCGGAGCAGCTTGTTTGGTCTCAAAAGACCTGCCAATTCCGACACCCGGATCAGCCGGGATCGAAACCAGCGACACCTCATAAGGTGACCACGCAGTAGCAATAAAATCACCACTGCGCTCTTCCATCTTGTCAATGGAATAACCAAAGGAGACATTCCTGAGAATGCCATCCTTGACATCGCTCAGGACTTCCTGCGCGAAGGCATTGCGGCTGAACCGCACACGCGCGTAACCGCGACGTTTCTTGTCGTCAATATACGCGCGCTCAACAACTCCCACCACCTTGTCTGGGTCGTGGTTGAACAATAGCGGCGCACCATCATTCAAGCGGCTAAGGTCAGCGGCCTGTTCATCATGATTCAGCACTTCATTGCCGAAGTAGCGCTGGACGGGATATTCAGAGCTAAATGGGAATTCAAAGATTCGATCCTCAACCGCGTCGAACTGCGTTGATTCATTGCGGTGATATCGCTTGCCTTCCATGAAGCGTAGCGCTGTAATCTTCTTCAGCGTTGATACTCGATGGCCAACCTTTACATCAGATGCTCTCCAGCCGTCGTCGGACTCTTGGTAAACCGTGATCAGCGCAGCAGGATCATCTTCGCTAGCGTTGATCGTAACGCTAGAGCCAGGCACGTCAATGGCGCCTTCTGTGATGATGCGATCAATCCGGCCACGTGCTATTCCACCAGATGAATCCCATTCAACAAAATCACCGGCTTCCATCTTTCTGGTCACATTTTCCGTAAGTCTACGGCCACCAGTCGCCTCCTCAAATTCCATTGGGGTGTAATCTTGATCGCTAAGCCACTTACGTGCTTCGGCCGCAGTGAATTGCGCAAGGCGGAATCGGATAGCTTGCAGTTCAGCGGGTTGGCCGGTCTTGATACCAAAGATAAAGTCAACGCCTTTGCCGCCTGCATCATTACGTCGCCGCAGTCGATCATACTGCGCTGGATCATTCAGTCGTGCAGCATGTTCATTCGGATACGGCCGGCCGGCTGAAGTCTCCGGTGATTCGGTTATCAGTCGTTCTGGAATAATCCAGAACTTGCAGATGCCTTCTGGTGCAATGTCGCCACTGACAATTTCACATGCGCGCGGACCGGCATAAAACGCGCAGTTTGCGCACACGACGCCCTTATCGGCGAACGGGCTTACGTCCATGTAGTGCGCGCCATGCGGGCCGGCATCTTGCCCAAACTGCCCTAGGTCGTCGGTTGCATCCTCAAGCGACTCATAAATAAGCGCTTGGGTTGCGTTCAAGTCTGGTGTTAGCTCACGTTCGGAATCCATGCGAGCAACCAGCGCATCGCTCCAAGTCTGGCCAGCATCACCGCCCCATGCTGCCCATGCCACGCGGCCGGGTGATGGGTATCCATCTTCGCCGGGGCTGAATCCTTCCGCCTGCTTATCTACTTCGTGTCGCGCGAACCATGCGCTCATTGTGCGGATTGTTTCATCACTTAGTTCATTGCCGCCCAATATCTGAGCAGCACGGGTAGCTGCAACTTCAGTGCCGCCATCTCGGCCTTCTGCTTTCCAGTCGCGATATCGCTGCGCTTCCTTGCGCATTGCATCAGTTGGCATTGCCATCATCTACCTCCGGCGGCATTGTGTCAGGAAACGGCACAGGGTCAGGCTGCGCCGAGCCGTTGCTACTCACCTCGCTAGGGTCGGTATCGGTGACGATATTGCGCTCATCCAGCATCGCAAGCTCAGCTTGTCGTGCTGTAAGCGTCTCCTCAAGATCGCCGCCTTGCGCGCTGATCACATCACCAAGTGTTTTGAAGCCACAGCGCACGGCGTCCTTGTAAGCGCCAACTTCCTTTTGCGGGTCAACCCACTCCCAGCTGCGTGGTATCCATCTAGCAGCGCGATAGCGGTCTGGATTGGTCTCATAGCCAGGAAGGTCTAGCTCGCCGCTTAATACAGCCATATCAAGCCATGCCTCAAATATCTGCTGATGGAAGTTTTCAACAAAATACCGTTGCAGTACCCGGTACGTGTCGCGCTCCTCAAGCAAGCTAAGCCGGCTGCTGCTGTAGTTACTTTCAGAAAAGTTCTTACTGATGCTTTCAAAGCTAGTGCCAATGCCAGCCGCCACCGCACGTAACATGCTGCGAGTGAATGGTTCAAGTTGCCCGTCTGGTGCATTGAGATCTGGCACCGTGACGGATTCACCCGGCGCAAGGTATTTGAACACGCCAGGAGTAAACTCGCTTACTCGGTCGCCTTCGTACACCTCATCACCGATCAGTTCGCCTTCGGGTGATTGGATAAAGCCCATCAGTGCGCTACTGGCACGCGCTCGTACCACTTCGGCTTCTTCATAGCCTTGCAGCATATGCAGCCTCATCAATGCTGATGCAAACCACGTCACACCACGCGACTGGCCGGGCCGCTCAGGCAAAAACAGATGAATCACATCCTCAGCTGGTACGCGAATACGGCTGCGGTTATTGCGTTCATAACCTTGATAGATGTCGCCAGGATGCGTTGTATAGAAGTGATACGCAACTGGCCGCTCAAATTCATCTACCTCAACACCCATGCGCACAGTATTGCCAACTGCTGCCATCGGTACATCATCATCAATCAGATAATCGGCTTCCAATATCTGCAGCGCAAATGGCACGCGTGAATCGCCAAATGGTCGCCGGATTAGTCGTACAAAAACCTCTCCTGATTCCGCTAGGCTACGGCACAGTAATCGCTCAATATCGTGGAAGCCAAGAATGCCGCGTACATCGCATCGGCTTTTATGGCCCCACTTGTTCCACGCATCGGTAATGCGCAAGTTGAGCGTTTCATCCAACTTGCCGCCACGCTGCATCCGTACTTGTGGTTGATGCTTTATGCCTTGGCCAATTACATTGTTTTGAATGCTGCGCAGCGCCTGGCGGGCGTAGTCATTATCCCTGCACAGCTGCCGTGCGCGGTTGCGCAGTGCTTTGATGCTGGACTTGATCTCTGCGTCGGCGCTGGTGCCGCTAGTGACCCAATCAGCTGTTAGTCGATTGGCGCGCGCGCCTTGATAGGCGCGGCGATGCCTGCGGATTGGCTCAAAACCCAGCGCCTTGAACAGTCGCGTGCGCAGTCCCATATCAGAATCTTACAAACAAGTTATGGGGATTTCCGAGGCCATTAGCAGCTAGCTGCGCGGCTTGCTCGCGTTTTACTTGCGCCTTAAGCTGGCTCTCCAGCATAATCAAATCCTTTAGGTCGTATTTGGTCAAGCTTCGATTGCCGATACTATATTGCTTGACTGCACCGCCATTGATTAACGCACGGATTGAAGCTTGCACAGCTGCTAGATCTTGCTCAGCCTGCGTGCGGCCATCAAACGCGCCTGGTGTGCCGCTATATTCCAGCGCGGCTAGCACCGTAATCTGTCCGGCGCCGAGCGTAAGCTTATCGTTGCCGCTAGTGGCGATCGCCTGCCAAAACGTCAAAGCCAGCGCTAGTAGCGGCAGGGATCACCGCTTCCCATCCGGCTGCAGCAGCAGTAGCGGCGATGGTTGCACCTTCGCTCGCTGTATTGGTGCGGAGAAAATACGATAGCGACCAGCTTGCGCTGGTAATTGCATTACCAAGGTTATCAACAGTCTCATCCGCGCGCCACCGCACGGTATCGCCTGCCCTAATTGTTGAAGGCGGCGCAATCACGGCGGTGCCTATTGTTATCGTCAGTCTAACGCTACCAGTTGGCCACAAAGCCGCCGGGGGTTTGCGGTTGCTGTGCGCGGCGGCGGGTTGCCGGCTTGCCCTCTTCCAATTGGCGGCGTAGTTGCTCCCACATTGTTGCGCGATTCATCTTGCGGCTAAATATCAGCATCGCCGCATAGGCATATACAGCACAGTCCAGCGCCTCATTCCGATCGCCTGCTTTCTTTGTCCATTCACGAATCGGAAACCCACGGTGATAGCGCAGCGTTTGTCGCTCAGCGGTGAGCTGCCGGAAATACTCGTCATCGGCTGCCATGCCAAACCGCAGTTGGCTTGGCCCATCGTTGTGCTTCATTCGACCGAATAGCGTTGTCTTGATCGTGTCAGTGCCGAGCATATAAAGGGTCACTCCCTTCTTGATCACTCGGCCTTTCCAGTTCACATCCACCTTGCTGCCCTTACCGACTGCTGTACTATTGCGCCGGCTGCTGCCTTTGATAACTACAACGCCACGCGCAGTGCGCTCTCGCGCATAGCCATACACCTCATGCGTACAGTGGCCGCCGCTGTCGATTGCCATCTGTGCAATCTTTAGGTGCTTGCCGCTTGGTGCGCTCCATTCCGTGCCCAGCACTTGATCTAGTTGCTGCCACACTTCGCGCTGAGTCGGGTCGCCCATTAGCTCTTGGTGCCAAATCAACCAGCCGGTTTCACCTTCACTCCATCCCCATACGCTGACTGCTAGGCGATTGTCCTGTACGTCAACGCCACTAGTAAGTAGCACTACTCCATCAGGGCATGTCGCAGGCTCATACGCCAGCCGTTTAGCCATCAATCCATCAGCGCTAACTGATGCCGCGTAATCTTCCTCCCATGTTTCACTGAGTCGAGTGTTGACAAATGCCTTCAGCGCCGGTGCATCCCCTTTGGCACGCAAGAAGTCATCCACTAACTCCTCCCAACTACACCAACCCAGCGGGCTGTATAGGCCGCTCAAGTGGAAGCCTGCAGTTTTGCCGTCACTTGGTGCCGTAGCACGCCATTCACCCTTGGCCAGCATTTGCGGTTTGTTCACCTCCTCAAATCGCTCGCTGCAATGCTCGCATTTGTAAAGCACGCTGCTCGGCTTGCCTTCAGTCCATTTCAGCTGCCGCCATTTCAACCATTGCATCTCGCCGCATGATGGGCACGGCACAAAATAACGCCGTTGATCGCTGCGGTTGTATTCAGCTTCAATGCGGCTGAAGTCCTTTACGGTTGGGGTACTGGTAAGCAGTATCTTCCGCCGGGCAAATGTCGTTGTCCGCCGTTCAGCCAGTGCTACCGGGTCGCCCTCACCATCAACATCACTCGGAAACCCGTCAACCTCATCAGCGAACAGATAACGACATGGAGCCGAACGTAACCCCGTCGCGCTATTCGCCCCGGTTAATAACATGATCCCGCCAGGAAACTCCTTACTAAACATCGTGTTTCCGCTATCCCTGCTGCGTGGTGGCGCAATCTTGTCTGATAGGCATGGCGTTTCAGTGATCATGCTTTCCAGCCGTTGTTTGCTAAGGCGCTTTGCCATCTCCACTGTTGGCTGCACGCACAACATCGGGCCAGGTGCATGATCAATTACATAACCGAGCCAATTACTTCCTGCTTCTGTTTTGCCAGTCTGGGCGGCGAACATCATCACCACGCGCTGAATAGGGCTGTCGCTGCTTAAGCAATCCATCGGCTCGCGCAAATATGGCGTACGGCTAGTGCGCCACGGTCCTGGCTCAGCGCTGGCCTTGCTGCTTAGCTTGCGATACTTATCCGCCCACTGCGATACGGTCAGCGGTTCCTCGGGTCGCAGGCCATGTAGAAACCCTTCGCGCCATGCTTCATTCATTGCACAACTCCAGCAGTGCAGCACGGTGCTCTTGCGTCAGTGCCTGATGTATGCGTGATGGATCAGTCTCACCCGCTAGTTGGTGGCTAAGGCGATCTGCTAGGTTGCTCAGCGCTTCACGTACTGCCCGGCCCATCTGAAATGAATCCTTCCGCACCTGATCAGCAGGTACAAGGTCGCCACGTTGCTGTGATACCTGCAGCTTCGCTAGCTCGGCTTGGTAGTGCTCGCGTCTCGCTCGGCTTTCATTGAGATCCGGGATTGCATCATCCGGTAGCCCCTGTACTCGGCGTTTTAGCTCAGTGGCATCACGCGGTGGTGGGTCGTCCACTGGATCCGCAATAGACACCTTGCTGGCGTGCGTGGCTGCAGTGTTCTTATTCCACAGCTCCAGTGCTTTGTCTCGATCAAGCCACTTGCGGCCATTTTCAACAACTACCGCATCAGCGATTCGGCTTTTGGTGGCATGGGTCACTGCACCTTTTGAACAGCCGCGAATTGCTGCAAACTCGGCAAACGTAACCAGCACGGAGTTGAATGAGTTTAGTGGTAGTTTAACGGCTACTAAACTCTGCTAAACCGTCCTAGGGTTAGTCTCTTTGAGACTTATTGCGGCGCAAGGGTTTAGAAGGTTTTGAGGCTGGCGCTGGATTCTGGACGACGATCGCATATACC